CCTCTATTCGGGCACCGATCTCCCCGAGGATCCCCGGGCCTATTCGATCCACTACCGAGCGCTCAAGCCATCGGTCGAGGAGAGGAGGGCTCAGGCTGATATCCTTAGGGCAGAGGCTGAACTTGGCATCGCTTCACAGATCGATGTTATCCGAGGAATGCATCCGGAGATCGAATCCGATGAGGAAGCCCTTGAGAGGCTGCTTAGGGTGAAGGAGATCCAGAAAGACCTGTCGATGCTTGATCAGCCTATGGCACCAGATGCAGAAGATGCACCAGGGTTCCAGACTGAGGAACCAGCTGCACAGCTTGCCGCACCAGAGGCTGAGAATGTACAGCTCACAGCTCTCAACGGTGCTCAGGTTCAAGCGGCTCAGGGCATCGTTCAGGCAGTAGCAGAGGGCCAGCTTCCCAGAGAGTCTGGAGTCCAGATGCTGTCAGCATTCTTTAACCTGCCAATGGCGTCAGCCGAGCAGATCATGGGAGAAGTCGGAGAGGGCTTCTCAGCGATAACACAAACACCACCACCACAGGAGGGATAGCGTGGCAGAAGAGACGACCCCAACGATAACAACCCCATCAACAGCAGTCCGAGTTCCAGCGAACGGCGTGGGAGAGGCCGAAAAGCTCGTCCCATCTTTTAGGCTGGAGCAGGAATCCGAGAGGGCTCGAGAAGCTGAGGCGACCAGAGACTCCGCCCTGCAGCAGCTCAACGGCATGAAGGAGGAATACGAAAAGCTAAAGGCAGCTTATGACAGAGGCCGGACGAACTATTCGGCTGACATGCATCTGCTTGAGCGTGGCTTCAAGCATGAGAGCGTCCGCCGCTTCTTCCGAAAGGAATATCGTGAAAGCGTGGCAGAACTTCCAGCTGACAAGCGACCTGATTTTGGTTCTTGGCTGGATGCTAACCAAGAGGATCCCCTCTACCGCGTCCATTTCGAGAGCCTCAATCAAGGAACTCCCAAGCCTGAGAATCAAGCCGACGCCCCAATGGCGACAGAGTTTGCTGCTCCTGCTGCCGAGGACAACCTCATCAGCGCTCTCCGAGCTGTGCTCAATGGCAACCCGGACTCGGGGACCTCTCAGCCTGCAGACAATCGACAGCAGGAATGGACGGCTGAGGCGATTCGGAAGGTTCGCGCCAAGAACGGTGGCACCCTCGGAGACGCCAAGGATCAGATCCTCGCTCAATGGCGTGCCAAGAAGATCATCAAGTAGGACTTGACAGCCTTGGATTCGTCGCGGTAGAGAGATCTCAGGGACCGCACCACGTGACCGGCTACGATAGTGTTGTAAAGACGGGACCTCTTCTAAAACTACAATCTTATTTTGAGGTGCCCAGATGGCTGTTACCAATGCCACGACCCAGGCGAACCTCGTCACTAATGGTGGCGCAGTCGCTGAGGTTCTTTCTTCACTCGTTCTTGAGCAGCTTTACGATCCGACCGATCTCCGCGCTCTTTGCCTCCGCGTTCCCTTTGATGGAGCAGGATCAGCGACCACTAATGTGACCCAGAACATGGTTCCTGGCGCTTTCTCCGCTCCTGGCGAGAATGTGACCACCGCTGCGACGGCCTATACCACGAGCCATTTCGACATCACTGTCGAGCGCTACTCTCGTGCGTATGCTTTGACCGATCTCATCCCTGTCTCAGGCGATGCTATCGACCTCGATCGCATTGTGCAGAACCTCGTCAATGGCGTCAGCCTGACCTTTACCGACATCATCTGTGACTTTTTCCATACTCCTGGATTCTCGAACAGTGTCGGTACGGCCGGGGTGAATCTGTCCGTCGACGATATCTACGACGCTATCTTCCAGCTGACGAGCGCCTTGAACCCTGCTCCCTATGCAGCCGTTCTACACCCCGTCCAGTTCAACGACTTCCTTAGCTCGTTGCGTTCGGAGACCGGTGCCGCACAATTTAGCCCTGCAACGATTGACATGCTTGGCCAAAAAGGTCCGGGGTATAAAGGCTCGTGGATGAACACCGAATTTTACGTCAGTGATTCTGTCGATGCGACTCCAAGTGGATCCTATACCGGTGCCATGATGGGAGAGGGCGCTTTGGCTTACGCCATGGCTCCAGTGACTCGGATGATCGGCCACATTCCAGCTGGAAGCCTCGTGCTCGATGCAGGCGATGTGGTTGTGGAACTTGACCGAACCGCTTCTGATGGCGTTTCCGCTGCATACGCTCACATGTTCATGGGAGTTGCTGAGGCTGAGGACGCTCGAGGCGTGCGGATCGTTTCCGACGCATAGCATGTGCCAACGATGGACCGGCAGTCTCCACGATCTCGGGGCTGCCGGTCCTATCCCCTGAAGGAGGGAAACAATGAAAGAGACTCTACATCTCACAAAGCCGGAAAAGGAGCGGGTCCAGACTCGCCAAGATGAGGGGCTACCAATCACCCATCGGACTAAGCAGACCTTCCGATTCGTTTACATCCACTACCCCAAGAGCTGGATCTACGATCTTGAGCGGGGTTTCCTGCCAGACATCACCAAGATCATCGCTCGACCCGGTCTGTGCAATGTGCGCAGGGATGGGAATATGACGCTGGCCCTGGCTCAGGTCCGAGAGAAGGGCGGGGTCGTTCTCGATCCGAAAGATGAGCGGCTCGGAGAATACATGGACTATGTCCATTTCTACCCGATTCGAGGCGGGGGAAAGTATTACGTCGATTTCAATAAAGCAGCGACAGTTCTGCCCAATGATGAAATCATCTGGAATAAGTCCGAGCTGCGAGACAGTTGGTATGATTTCCTGCTCTATGTGCGCGGCACCACCCTCGTCCGCCCTATGGTTCGAGAGATCTATCTCTCAATCAGGGAGAAGGAGCAGGACAAGCTCAACGGGCTTCTGAGCCGCTTTGATAGGAATCCCCATCTGAAGCATCGGATCAAGATCGCGGAGGATCGCCTCGCAGGAATGGACAAGCACTGGGAGGACTATTCTCAGGCCCTCGCAGGGACTTCAGGAACCCAGCCTCGAACCCCCTCCAAGCGAATCGCCAAGGTGACCGAATGAGCGGAGAGAAGAAAGGGACGAGGGATCGGATCGATTCAATGGTTCAGCAGATGAAGCAAGCTGGAGCCTCGGAGAAATACGCCCGAGAGAAAGCTATTAGCGCTGCTAAAAAAAGTGACAGAAGAAACAATAAATAGCTGAAATATCAGCAAAAAACAAAGAGAGGTTGAAATGTCGTTCGACGGGAAAAACCCTTTTCGGGTACTTAGGCAGACTTGGAATCCAGGCGGGTACGAAAAAGAAACCCTTACTGGAAACAAAACCCTGACTCACTCCGATGCACAAGTGATCGGTTTGAATTGTGGAACAGGCGGTGGGCGCGACGTGATCTTGCCTGCACCTCGAAAAGGCGCGTGGTTTTGGATCTTCAATCAATCAACCGACGCTGACAATCTTGCTGTCAAGCAGGCTGATGGCACCACAGCGTTGGCCACCATCAATCAAAACGAGAGCGGGCTCTTCTTCTGCGATGCAGACGCCGCAGATGACTCAGCGAGTGGCTGGGATCTGATGGGTCTGATTACCATCGCGATGGGTTAATTCAATGAGCTCAACGCTCTATACAGCCCGATGGGCAGGTCCGACTTTTATCGAGCAAGGGAAGGACCAGACTGTCTCGGTTTCAGTTGAGAGGAATGGATCAGCAACCACCCTCTCTTCTGGAACCTTGACGGTCTATAAGCCCAACGGGGAGAAGATCGTCGACGCTGTCGCTGGGTCGATATCCGGGGGGACATTTACCTCGGCTACGATCTCAGCGGCAACGACGAGCGATGAGCCCCTCGGCCCTCGCTATCTCATCGAGGTCGATCTCGTGATCTCAGGAGCAACTTACAGCTTCTACAATGACGCTGTTCTTTGCTTGGCTCGGCTGTATCCGCCAATCGGACAGACCGATCTGGTCCAGCGGCACAGTGAGGCGGCTAATCTGCTCGGGGCGGCTGTGACCTCCCTGCAGCAATACATCGATCAAGCCTGGTCAGATGTCACGAACCGGCTGTATCTGGATGGCGTTCCCTTCTGGAAATGGAGGACGCCCTCAGCGCTTAGGCCCTGTTTATTCGATCGATCGCTGGAGCTGCTGTTCTTTGATTACTCGACCCTGCTCAACACGAACGATCGCTACGCAGCCTATGCACAGCGCTATGCGGATCTTTATGAGCGGGATTACGAGAGGCTCAAGAGCACCATCGATGTCAATGAGGACAACCAGCTGCAGACAGAAATGACGACAGGCTCGGCTGTGGTCATGCTTCAGAGTGGAGCCAGACGCGGTCGCTATTATCGGAACAATGACTGATGACCCCTAATGCCGCTCTAACTGCCGTAGTTGCCCGCCTGACAGCCGCTGGGCTCGTTCAGGCTCGGTCCCCCTTGGGAGTCAGCAACGCCAGTTCACAGCGAATCAACAGGTCCTTTTCTGTTCGTCCTCAATCTGTCGGCCCCTCCTCCTCTCCTGGAAGAGGGCGTCCGAATGCGGCAGGCCTGAGAGTCACTCAAGCGTTCAACGTCCAGCTCGGGCATCAGCTCAGGCCAGCCGATGGGATGGAGGCTCCCTCTCAAGCCCTGCAGGATTATCACGCTGCCTTGAGATATCTAAGCGCTGAAGGGACGACGCTGACTCAGGAGGGCGCTATCATATTCGGCCAAGCCTCCCACTCTTATGTCGGTGGTGGCGCCTTCCTGATCACCAGCTTTACGCTCAATGTCAGCTACGAGCTTAGTTTGGTGATCTGATGTCTAAGATCCATGCTGTCGCCAAACTCCCCGAGATCAATAGCTACATCCAAGAGAAGCACGGGAAGTATCGGCCCCTGACTCCTGCTGAGGCGACCATCCTATTCGAGGAGGGGAACGCTCAGATGAGGGTCATCCGGCAGAACTGGCCTGTCAGGACAGGAGCCAGTCGAGCAGCTTGGAGGATGCAGGTCCGAGGGCGTCCGGGCGATGTAGCGCTAATCTTTGACAACCCGATGCAATACTCCAGTTGGGTGACCAAGAAAGGTCAGAAGCCTGTCAGGGAGGGCGGGAAGGCTTGGTATCAGACTCTCCTGCCTACTGTCTTCAAGGCCAACAGACCCCGCTTGGTTCGTCGCCTCAAGGAAGCCATCGACAAGACGGAGCTTGAGCTGCGTCAGCTGGAGCTTGCAGGGCTCTCAGCGAGGGAGGCAAGGCAACAGGCAGGACAGCAGGTTCCCGCCTTTAGAAGGCCAACCACCGCTAACGCCTCCACATTCCAGCAACTAATCAGGAGGTTGATGTGAAGGCCAGCGTGGAAATCACGACCAATCTCAATCTCAGGCTCGACGAGGTTCTCCTCGAGAGCGAACTGGATGTCCTCCAGACCCTCGGGGAAAAGGCCGTATCAAAGGCTCGCCAGATCTGGACCGGCTGGAAGTACGGGCCCTATTATCCCGAGGAGCAGCAGGGGACGTCCGGGGAGTCCTGGGCTTTCGATCTCATGGAGCCCACGGAAACAGAACAGCATGTGCGGGGAATCGTCATCGTGAATGACGCGGAGATCCAGGAGCGAAGGGGGACCTATGAGCTCAAGGTCTTTGGCAAGCCTACAGGGATTCAGAAGAACTACCTGAATAATCAAGTAGGCGAGAAGTATGCAGCGTTCGTGACCCGATCCGGATCCTCTCAGCCTGAGTGGTTCAAGGTTTTCGACGCCATCAATGACGAGCTTATTCCCCAAGCTCGGAGGGATCTGATCGAGGCGATCGAAAAGAACGCAGGAATGAATCGACAACGCGTTACCTTTGAGGCCAAGAAGCCGACAGACGCTGTCGACAACTTTGATATAGTTAGCGAAACTCTCATTTAGGAGCACATCATGGCAGCATCACAAGTCGTTAAGGTCCGACGGGACGGTACTCTCAAGCTTCAGGACGGATCGGGAAGCCCGGTCACCCTGGAGATAGATTTCGAGGATGGCAACTTCACCGCCAACAACCTCGCTGCTGAGGAGGACCGTATCGTCATCAGAGATAGGGGAACCATCGTCGGTCTCCGCAAGGGCGACGATCAGGTTGGAAGTCTCTCGTTCAGCGTCCACATGCGTGAGTTCACGAATGCTGGAGCGGCTACCTTGCTCGATTTCTGCAATGGCACCGCATCCGGATCGGCTCTCACCAGCACAGGCGGTTCTGGCTTTGAGCAATTCCTGTGCTCCGTCCACATGCAGATCGAAGGCACGAACCATGGCGACAATGCAGACGGACAGGCCACTTTCTCCAAAGTCCTGCTTACATGCGACTTTTCCGAGGGTGACCCCGACGTGCTGAACGTCCAGGGCGAGGTCTATGGTGGCGTGACGTTTACCGGCCAAAGCTGATAGATAGCAATCTCTAAGGAGGGATGAGATGACGGAAGAAATGGATCTCGGTGGCGATGTGGGGAAGGCGATGTTTCGCCGACCCTATTCGCTGACCGCCATCAATGACGCGTGCTCGGAATATATGCAGTTCATCGGAGAGGATCAGAACAAGGCCAAGCTCGGGCGAGTTTTAGCCGCTGTCGTTGGCCTCGTCTGGTCTGAGGAGAATCGAGCCTCAGCACCTAAATACAACGTGAGTTCAGGAGAGATCACGCAGTATGGTGGAGCTATGCTCGAGTGGCTTTTCAAGAGAGGCGTGACCCGCTCGACGATCTACGCGGCTGGTCATATTCTGGCGAACGACATCTTTTTGATGCTGCCGCTGGAGAAGGAGGTAGCCGGACAGGCTGAGAGTTTTCGTGACTCGTCAGACGCTGGATCTGGCGATCCTCAAGATCGAGCGAGCATGGGGTAAAGAGCCTGGATGGTTCGCCTCTCTTAATCGAGAGAGGCAGATCCAACTCTTAGCCATGCAGCGAGTTGAGAATACTCCTGAAAAGGAGCTAATCAAAAAGCC